AACTTGTTAGGTTGACCAGCACAAGTATTTTATTAGAAGAGCTAGTTGGTGTAATAGAAGCTGTTAAGCCAGTGTCGGCATAACTTCCTGAAGAATTACTGACACCTCCGGTTAGCAGTGAATTTACAACCTGAACCACATGACCCGCAATCTGCACACCGTTGCCGCTGGTCTTCTCGTTAATGGTATCGACATAGAGCGTACTCATTGTGCAATCTCCATCAAAATCATACTTGCATCAGCATCTTGATAAATAAGTCGAGTTTCAGATCCTGCTTGGTGCCACAACTGGAACGTATAAGTTATTGCACTTGTTGTTGCTGGTGCGTCCAACCAGTTTAAGGCGGCAGTATGGTTTATAATCAGACCACTTCCACCGTAGTCGTATCCGTTTACTACAATAGAACCGCTGTAGTTGCTTGCATCTCTATACAAACGCCCGAAACCAATACATTCATAGCCGCCGGATTTGTAAGACATGAGAGGAATTTGGCATAACGCTAAAACCTTACTTGTGGCACTTGTAGGAGTGATAGTTCCGGTAAAGCCCGTGTTACTCCACGATGCAGAAGTCGATGTTTGTTGATTGCTGTAAGTAGATTGAACAACCTGAAGAACACTACCCGCTGGCAGTGTCATCCCATTCGGAAAAGTTGCGTGACCTGTGCTTGGGTCAATCGTGACAGCAGACGTACCCGCCGCATTATTGATTTGGTCTACATTGAGAATACTAGCCATTTACGCCACCGTCAGATTTCCGTTGACGGTCAGCGTAGTGCTACTGTCAATCGTTAGAGGGCCAACAGCCAAAGCGTTGTCTGTCGAGCCTATGGTTACATTTGAACTGAGTGTCTGAGAGTGAACACGGAAGATGTCACCCTTGCCATTTGTGGTGTCACCAGTCGCACCGTTGTTCCCATCGAAGTACCCTGCCCCAGCTTGGATACCAGTGAGACTAGAGCCATCTCCAGCAAAGCTAGTGGCACTCACTGCGCCGCCAGCAGTCACGGTCACTTGGTCGTGGTTGTCTATGCCTAAGCTAGTCAGGGTCGGTGTCGGAATACCAGTCAGGTTTGCACCGGATACCGCTGGTAAGACAGCAGGAAACCGTCCGTCCGGTAGTGTGCCTGTAGACAGCGCAGACGCATCGTTTGATGGCGGTACGTTGTCCAATGCGCTAGACACAACATCACCGTTGGCGTCCAGCAGTGACGCGAGGTCGTTAGCTTTTGTCATGTTGGGTTACTCCGGCTTAGTAGGCCATACGACATCATCGACTGATGTGTAGGTGTTTGTGATGTCACGCAGTTCTTGACGGTAATCCAACTGTGCCTGTGAAGGTGTGCGGTCGGGAAGAACCATCCAATCGGATGCTACCAACCGTCTGTCACGCTCTTCTCGTAACATTAGCATCGGCCTTGCAGTTTCTATTTCAATAGATTTATCAACAATTTGTTGCCAAGTTACAGAGTGGTCTGAGAATGAGAATGGCTTTAATTCTTCACCAACCTCTATTTCGAAACTAGATTCAAACTCTTCTTGTGTGTCTGGATAACCAGTAAGCCTTCCTCGTAACCCAAGTTCTGTTAAGGCTTCTGGCATAAACATATAACCCATTATAATCTCCTAAACCTTAATCTCAGTAACACGGATAATTGTTGGCGCAGTATAACCCCATGCGCTGTTTGACCCTGCTGAATGGTTAATACGGGTTGTCTGTGAGCCTTCGCACTTGTAATGAAATCCATATTGGTGTGAGGCTGTTGAATTTGGTATATCGTAGCCCATGAAGGTAACGATGTTTTGGTCATTGGTGTCATAACCATTATTGCTTCTAAAACCACCACCCCCAGCCATCCGATTGGCTGAACCATTTGAATTACCAAGAGCCGACAAATCCTGTGCGCCACCACCACCTACAAACTTTACCGGCTTTGCCAGCATCAGGAGGTTTGCCGCCCCATCAGGGTTACAGGGAAAAGACACCTCAACCAGCATAATGCTGTTGCTGTATTTAGGCGTTATTGAAACCCTAAAGTTTGAACCAAATTCAGCAAAACTTGTTGTATTAAGTGAGGTTAGTGTTCTCGTTTCTGCAACTCTAGTTTGGACAACAGTTCCAGCTCCACCATGGACATAATTGCTAGCAATAAGGTTGCCATCCCAATCAAGCTGAATTGCCCCACCACCAGCACTTTGGGCATCATTCATCAGACGCCAATACGCTTTGTCCCCAGACATAAACCAGTTCATTGTTTTTCTGTCTGTGCCTTGGTTTGTGTCCACCATAGACATTTCTGTTCCGGCACCACTTATTTCCAGCTTTCTTAATGGTGAGCTAGTCCCAATCCCCACGTTGCCAGCACCAGTAACTGTAAAATCAGCGTTACCGCTGTAGTCTTGAACTTGGAAGTTTGGTGTGGCGTTGTTTGCGCCGCCCCTTGCGACTAAAGATGTTCCGTTGCCAGAGCCTGCTGTATTATAAAAATAACCAGCGTAATCCGAACCGCCTGATGTAGTCGAATGTAGTTTATATGATGGTGAAGCAGTCCCAATGCCCACGTTGCCTGTCGTTGCTTGAACGACAAAGTGGTTTACATTTCCAGCCGTTGTCTTAACGCGAAAATCGGTATCGCTACCAGCAAACGCGGCTTCAGTTGATATTGTGGCTTTACTATCAAAGTTTCCAAACCCACCCACGTTATCTAAGTTTAATTGGTCAACGGTTGCTGTTCCAGTGACATCCACGTTTCCTGTAAAATTCGCACCAGTTAGCATAGCTGCACCAGCGGCTGCTACATTGGTTGCATCGGTTACATCTGCTAGTGCTTCGATACCGTCTAGCTTTGTGCCGTCTGTAGCTACATCACGTCCATCAACAGTACCTGTTACCGTTACGTTTCCAGTTACATCGATGCCAGCAGCGAAATCCACGTTGCCTTGGAAAGCCCCACCATTAGTCGCTGAGACCATGTCAGCAGTCGTGAATGACTTGAACGCTACTACATTGATTTCATCACCGGCAGCGGCTGCTACTGCGAGTGTAATGGTCGAGCCGTCTGTGGCGGTATAATCCGTTCCATCCTCAAGAACGATACCGTTCTTTGTGACAATCAGATTGTCTACTGTGTAGCTAAGTGTATTGCTGTTGTCGTCAGAGCCACTGAAAGCAGTCTGAGATGCTGTAGCTGTGTAATGGTAGTTAATCAGAGATGCACCACCAGCGGAACTTGCGGCAACCCAAGAGCCACCATCGTAAACCCGCATCTCATTGGCTGTAGAGTTGAAGTACAAGTCGCCTTGGTCAACCGTCAGCCCTAGACCAGTAACGTGTGTTTGCGCTGCGCTGTCTGATGCGTGAGGGCCATAGTATCTGTCCTCGAAGTCGTTAAAGACCGCTGCTGCTGAAGCTGCGCTGGCTGCTGCTGACACCTGAGATGCAGAGGCTGCTGATGCGCTTGTATTGGCGGCTGACGCTGAGTTAGCTGATGCTGTGGCGTCTAAGCCAGTTTGTACCCTATCTGCTGCTGTAGCGATGGTATCGGCGGCTGTAGAAGCGGCATCAAGGCCGGTTTGCACACGGTCTGCGGCTGTGGCTGCGGCATCCGCAGATGAGGATGCGGCTGAAGCTGCTGAGTTAGTCTCAGAAGTCGCCGCTGCGTTCCGGCTGCTCAAAGCTGCTGCGGCTGAAGCACCTGATGACGTTACGTCCAATCCGGTCTGAACACGATCTGCTGCTGTCTGGACGGCATCGGCACTGGTGGCAACACGGTCTAGGCCGGTCTGAACACGATCTGCGGCTGTTTGCGTGGCATCGGCAGATGTCAAAGCGGCATTTGCAGAAGATGATGTCGCTGCTGTTTGCGAGGCTGTAGCTGAAATCGAGGCGGCTGATGCGTCTGAGTTAGCTGAAGCTGCGCTATTGGCGGCTGCGTTCTTGCTGACTAGGGCTGCTGCTGCACTTGCGGCGGCATTGGTTTCTGAGGTTTGCGCTGCGTTCTCGCTGGCTAAAGCAGCTTGTTCTGACGCTAGAGCCGCTGCGGCTGATGCACTTGCGGAGCCTTGAAGCTGGGTGCTTGTGCCTGTGTTCTTGAAGAAACTACTGTTCGCCATCGTTACCTCTAGTTCGTGTTATAAGATGATTGGAAGTCTGTGTAGGTGTAAGTTGGCTGAATAGCTTGCACACCACCATTCATCTCCTGATCATTTGACTGCTCTTGTATCTCAGAGAGGAACATTCCGTATTTCTGCTCGAACATGGGCGCACGTTCATCTAGGTAGTAATCAGCAGCATAGGTGAGACCCGCATAAATGATTAGGTCAGGTGCCACAGCAGCCAGCGTGTTCTCATCAGTGTTCAGTACCATCGGTGTGAACTCGCCGTAGTAATAGAGAACTAGGCTTCCAGAAGTAGGCTCTGGGTGAACATAGAGGTTCTGCTGCTGACGTATGAACTCTGTAGGGTTTCCGGCAATAGGGTTTGCAGCCACTGCTCTATACTTAGACATAGGGATACGCTGAAGCTCAACGTCATCGTAGTACAGTGAGATGATCTCAAGGAAATCTAGCGGCAAGGTCACTGTGGGTGTCCTAGCTGTGATTGTGTATGTTGACACGTTCTCATTGAGTGGGGTTCTAAGCTGTCTTTGAATACGGGCAATACCTTGGTCAATGAAAGTAGTCGTTAGGGTTGGAGTGATATCGTTTCTGTTGAGAAGGTTGTTAAAATGACTTTTGATATCGCCGTAGTTCATGGTTTAAACCTGCTTTTCTGTTGCCATGAAGCCGTCAAGGTTTTCTGCCTTTAGCTTCTTTATGATTTCTTTAAAAGGAACTGATCCGTCCAGTATGTCGAAACCCTCTTTCTTCCATTTCTCGACAAAGATGGTTGGGATCGAGGCGACATGCTGATAATCACCCTCGCGTCTCCCCATGCTGCTGTCGCGCTTGTCTTTTAGGTCATCGAGAAATGCTTGGCTGATGCTCTGGCTGTCTGTTCTAACTAAGTTTCCAGCCTCTTCACTGAAGTCGTTTTGCACTCCAACAAGGTCAATCTTTTTATTCATTGTTATCCCCTTGGTGTTTAGACAAAAGAAAACCCCCAGAAGCATGAGCCTCTGAGGGTTTGTGTAGGCGTGAGGGGTAGCGGTAAGGAGAGCAGAATCCGCTAGGACTCCCCTCACTCCTATCCGCTACACTTAGGTCAGTGCGTTGATCTGGCCTGATCCAAGTGGATTCTTGTGCATGAGGCCGAGTTCCCCGACAACCATGTGGGTGTCTGAGTCGCCTGTTTTTGCAAGTAATGTACGCGCAAACGGACGAAGAGACGCTGTGCGCCACATTGATGGGTCAAGAAGGAACGCATGGTCTGTCATCTGATGGCGGTTAAGTACCACCTTGTACTCACCGAAGGGGCTGACGTACAGATTGACAACATTCGTGAGAGTTTTGTTACCATCATTGAACTCACGGGTACGCCCAGCGGCACCTGTGAAGGCAGAAATGATAAGAGAATCTGCGGGCTTGACCATTAGGATGCTCGCGTCTCCACCATTGTTGTAGACGTTCTGACCAGTAGTTGTGATCATGGCTTCAGTTAGAGCCGCTGTACCACCAGCAGTAGTGTTAGCTGCACCAATCAACTGATCGGCTGAGTCCATCTCACGGGCTGTTGTGGCGTTACCAGCATTACCTGCGTTAGAAGAACCAACAAAGGCGAACTCTACGTCTTTCTTGATTTCTTTTAGGGCCTTAGATAGCTGATATGCTGTTTCTTTAGCTCTACCGTAGGCTTTTACAGCATCAGCGGTTGCTGATACTTGGAAAGTCTTTTGTAGGATCTGGGTGTTACCAGTGATCATGGTTGTTGGGATTGCTGTACCTGCTGACGCTGTAAAGCCCTCAAGCTGTGCGTTTGCGGCTGCGGCGGCGAGTGAGTCTGTCTGATATTGATACTGACGCGCATGTACTTTCTCTGATTTGATCATAGAGTACATAGGTGTATCGGTTGGTGTGATATCAGAAATGATGTTAGATACGTCCTCAGCGAGGCCGATCTGTTCGTAGGTTTTGTAAATTGCCATTGTGGGGTTTTTCCCTTCTTATCTGGCTGTGTGGTTTTATGCTTCCCAGTTACCTAAGATAGCTGCTGCAATGTCATCGAGGTCACGACCACCACTCTGCACCATGCGCTGCCGAGCTTTCTCGGCTGATGCTTTTGCAGATGACTTATTGTCTGGTGAGCGTTTACTACGAAGAACCGTTTTGGAAGCTGCACTCTTTTTCTTCTTTACCAAAGCTACTTTCTTACCTTCGTCATACAGTCGAGCCTTGTTGATCAACATGATCACCGCTGGGTCTACATACTGGTCAACTTGGTCTTGGGGCAGTCCGTTGGATACAGCGTAACTACGAATGTCGTCATACAACTTGTTACTCCAGTCGGGTAATTCCTCTTGGAGCTTAGATACGCAATCTCTAGCAGCGTCCTGCATTGCGGTCTTTTGCTGTTGTTTGATGTCACTGTAGAAAGTATCTGCTTCTTCATTAAGAAACTTCAAGTCATTGAAAGCGTCTTGAGCTTCTTTTCTGAGTTGAGCAAAGTCTTCCGTTTCCATTGTCTTGCTGGCAACAAGCATGTCTACTTCTGAGTAGGGCTTATAGCGTTCTTGAGCCTTTTCCAGCATCTTTTGGAAAACGATATGGTTCTTCTCGATGCTTGCCTCAACATCTTTACGTTGAGAAGCGACAAGCTGAGACTTTTGGGTGAGACTAGCTTCTTGACCTGCCAATCGCTTGAGATTTGCCAAAGATACCTTTTTAGATTCCCCAGCAACGACAACATCAATCTCAAGATCATCAGACAGTTCAACAGGTTCACCACCTGCCTCATCATCCTCTGTATCATCTTCTGTATCATCGTCTTCTGTTTCCTCTTCATCAGGGTCTTCTGCGTCCTCATCAGGATCGTCAGTTTCAGTAATCTCTTCTTCCTCAACAGTGTCCGTGGTCTCTTCTGGACTCTCTTGAGGTGCCTCTGCTTCGTCTTCAGATGGCTGGTTCTCAGCGTCTTCCCACTTCGCAAGGATGGCTTCTTCTGCATCGAGGGGGAAACCCTCATTCGGGTTGTTGTTTTCTTGCACGTCAGACATGGTGCTATTCAACCTCTTCGTTGTTGTCACGATCATTCTTGGCGATAATCTCGTTCTTCACCGATACTTGCTGCTGCAAGGTCGAAACGATATCTACCAAGGCTCTGTAATGTGCATAGCTACGCTCTCGCGCCTCTGTGTCCTCTGGCTTAGAGTTTACAAACGCTTGGAAAGTGCTTTGCACCATTCTGTCGATAGTCCCAGAGAAAGCCTCAGTGCCTAGTATCTGCTCTGATGCTTCTCCGTGACGAATCAACTGCTCTTCTTCGTTACTCATAGTCTCTCCTTATCCCGTTGGGGATGCGATACCTCTCAGGTCTTCAGCAGTGCGAAGTATCTCTAGCTCATTACTGTCAATGAACTGCTTGAACTTGAACTGCTGCTCTTTGAGGTCTTGGTTGTCGCTCTGTAGAGCGTGTTGTGCTTGTGCTTTCATTTGCTCAAGCTCCATCTTCATCTGCGCGATCTGCGCGTCTACCTGTGCCTTCGCCTCTGCGACTG